GCATGCTGACCATTGCCAGTAACGGCAAGGCCGCGCACACCGTGACCTATTCGGCGGGTCTCGGCAACGCGGGCGCCGGTTACACGGTGGCGACGTTCACCACGGGCGCCCAGCAAGTGCTGGCGCTGATGGCGCTCAACGGCATCTGGTGTCAGGCACAGTCGCAGTTCTCGGGCACCCTGACGGCCATCCTGATCGCGTTAGCGTAGGCTCGTCGGCGCGGGGCTAGTCGCGTAGAAGCGGCGGCCTCGCGCCTTTCTCTGAAGGAGCGACATGGCAGAACAAGTTCTGACGAAGGCTCGTCCGACCGCGCATCGCAGTGCTATCGGTGGGATTCGCTATTCGCCCGCCTCGCAGCACTCGGAAGAGCTCGCGAAGTGGGAGACCAAGCCCTTAGCGGATGGCTCCGTGACGCAGGAGATGATTGACGCGGCGCGGTATGCCGGGGTGCACCACGGCGCGTTTGAGCATCAGGAATACCCCAAGGCGATGCTGCTCTACGGGCAGACGCCCAACGGGATCCAGCAGATCGACAATCAGACGGCGCACTCCGAAGTCGAAGAGCGCAACCTCATGTCCCGAGGCTTCCGCATGCGGGCGGATGAGGCGATGGCCTACGTCACGAAGCAGAACGACGAGATTGCGGCTCTGGCGGCAGCGCGTGAATACCAAGACCGCCGTATGTCCGCGGCGGCACGCGCTGAAGCGGAGCGGATTGACCTGAGCACAGCGCGGCATCTGGCAGAGATTCCTGCCGAACGTGTCGCCCCCAAGAAACGCGGACGCAAACCGAAGGCGGCCTCGGCCGTCGTGGAGGGTTAGATGCCAGCAGGATCAGCCGGCGGAGTCTTTGACCCGCACGGCAACTACACGCTGTCGGGCACATGGGACTTCAGCAGCGCGACGATTGTGCCGTCTGGGGTCAATCTCGGGTCGAATTATGGCACTCCAGGCACGGGCGTCACCGCGGTCGAGGGTGGCAACAACCTGTATCACCAGACGGTCCTGACCCTGACGAACGTGGCGATGACCATTACCGATTTGCACTTCGGGGGCGGGTCGAAGATTTACACCTTCCCGTTGGGGCACATCAGCCTGATTGACGGGACGTGCTCGGTCACGGAAACCACGACCTCGACGCTCGCCTCCACACTGAAGGCCAGCAAGACCCTGAGTGTCGGGGTCGGGTCGGTGCAGACCACGACGCAGGACAGCGGCACGCTGGCGACGACGCAGCAGGACATTGTGAACGCCTTTGCGGCCACGTCCTGCGCGACGATCAACCTGCCGAACACGGCAGCGACGGGCAAGGTCACGGCGACGACGATCATCCGGTTGGATGGCTCGAGCACGGCTAGCCCGGTCTATCTCAACTGCGGGGTCGTGACGAACACGGACATCGACGGGGATGCCACGACGCTCTGGAACGGCACCGTCACGCTGACCTGGATCTACGCAGGCGCTTAAGCGATGAGCGTCACGGCGCTGGCGCTGATTACCGACGCGTTCATGGACCTTGGCATCTACAGCCAGGGTGAGACCCCGTCGGCGCCGGACACGCAACTCGCGCTGAGAATCCTCAACCGGATGGTCAACGGCTGGCAAACCCAGTCGCTGACCGTCACGGCGATCCAGCGCATGCTCTTTCCCCTGATCGCCAACAAGCAGACCTATACCATCGGGCCAGGGGCGGATCTGGACATCCCGCGGCCGGTGCGACTGTCTGGGGCAGGGCTGCTCTTGGCTGGCTTGAGTGCCACGCATAGCATTACCTCGATCACGTCCTCGGGTTTTGTGGCGACGGTCACGCAGACCACGCATGGGTATAGCGTGGGGGATGAGGTCTTCATCGACGGGGCGACGCAGACCAGTTATAACGGCGTGCAGACGGTCGAATCGGTGCCCACGTCAGGCACGTGGACCTTCATCCTCGATGACGTGGCGGTGAGTCCGGCGACGGGCACGAAGACGGCGGCCAAGGTGCTGGCGTCAGGGGTGGAGATTCCCCGGGCGCTCTATACCGATGATGGCTATGAGGCGATTCAGATCAAGCGGCTCAGTAATAGCCTCTTTACCGGGGTCTACTACAACGCCACGGCCAGCCCCTTCGGGCAAGTGGTGCTCTGGCCGATTCCCGACAATGCCAGCAACCAGTTGGTGCTCTATGTGCCGCAGGTCTTCGGGTCGTTTGCGAATCTGAGCGCCACGTATAGCTGGCCGGACACGCCGGGGTATCAGGACGCCCTGATCTACAACCTCGAGACGCGCCTGATCGGGCCGTTTGGGGTGGGCAACCCCGTCGTGACGCAGACGGCGCAGATGCAGGCCGCGAAGGCGCTGGGCCTCATCAAGCGGCAGAACTACAAGCTGTCCGACATGCCGATAGACCCGGCGCTCACGCGGTCTTACGGTGGCGGTTACAACATCAACACGGGCACTGGTGGAGGCACACCGTAATGGCCGCAACATCGGCTGCAATTATCGATCAGGCATTCACATTCAATGGGGATGCGTCTACGGCCGGCGCCGTGGCGATGTTCCCCGAGTCGGTGCGTGGGCACTACACCGAGTTCACGGTTTATATCATCTTCAGCTCGGCCTCTGCCGCTGGAGCGGTGCAGATTGAGACCGCGAGCGACTATAGCTATACCGGGACGTGGGGCGCGGTCGGGAGTCCGATTGCGTGGGCGGCGAACACCTCGCAGAAGTATGCCTCCGTCACGGGTGCCTTTGCGGCCTTGCGGTTGCGGATTAGCACAACGGTGACGAGTGGCACCGTGAGCGCGTGGGTTGTGGCCTCATCGCCAGGATAAGGGAGACGCATGGACATCACTGATCTACTCAAGGCCGTGGCGAGCGCGGTCGAAGACACGAAAGCCAAGGAAGCCTACACGTTGGAAGCCAGCCGGCATCTGACCGACGTGCAGGCCGAAGCCAAAGCGGAGTATGACGCCAAGGTCGGCGCGGCGCAGAAAGCCTACGACGAGGCAAACGCCGAATACACCGACGCGAAGGTGGCGGGGCAGCGGCTGCGGGATCAGGCCAACGAAGCCCTGGGTGGGTTGTTCTCATCGGATCCGCGTGTGCGGATGGGCTAGTGAGCTTCCGACCCGGCAGCGGCGGCGGGCACTACAACGATTCCAGCGTCATCTACGACGACGGCAACCTGCTCACGATCAAGAAGATTCCGGTGGCGGTGAGCGCCAGCGGGACGCTGATCGCGGCGGTGTCCGGCAAGATGATCCGGGTCATTGCGTTTGCGCTGACCTCGAGTGGCACGGTGAACGTGAAGTTTCAGAGCCACGTCACGGGCGATCTGACGGGCCTCTTCTACGAGATTGCGAATACCGGCTTCGTGCTCTCCCCGAATACGTGGGGCTGGTTTGAGACGGTGGCCGGGGAGGCGTTGGACATTAGTTTGTCAGCGGGGATTCCGGTGGGTGGCGTGCTGACCTATGTGGAGGTGATTCCGTAATGGCGGTGACGCACATTCAACTCGGGACGACCAATGCCGCGAATCGGATCCGGAATCTGCTGATCAACCTTGAGGCGCTGGTCGGGTCCGTGCAGGACGAACTCCTGACGATGCAGACCATGATCACGGGTGACGGGTCGGCGGCGGTGCAGTTTGATACCGTGGTCACGAACTACGGCATCGTGGGGGTCGCTCCTGGCACGTCCAATGACGGCGCCAAGGCGCTCTGGGATGAACTCAACTCCCTGAACAGCAAGATCAACTCCGATGCCGCCGTCTCGGCGGTGCATACGGCCATTGTCCAAGCCGCGAACAAAGTGCGCTAGTGGCGATTGCCGCGGTCGGAACGCCCACGGATGGGGTCTTTGCGTTTGGCACGCTCACGTTTAGTTATACGGTGATTGGCGGATCGGATGACATCGTGATCATCGCGGCGACAAAAAACGGCGCGGATAATCTGACCACGGTGGATGTGGGAGGCACGAATGCGCCCCTCATTGCCAAGTTTCTGCCGGTCTCTGGTGGACGCAATATCTACCTGTATGGGTGCTTGAATCCGCCCACCGGATCGCAGACCGTGACGGTGAACAGTAGCGGGGCCGATCTGATTCTTGCGGGTTGTTCTGAGTATACGGGGATTAACACGACCACATATGACGCGATTGATACGGGAGAGGATGTCGTGGGCGCCAGCAAAACGATGTCCGTCACGACTGTCACGGACAACAGTTGGACGTTTCTGAATTTTGCGACTGCCGGCGACTCGACCACGGCAGGCACCGGGTCAACCTTTCGCGTGGATGATGCCAACTTTCATACATGGTCGATCTATGACAGTGGTGGCGCGATCACGCCAGCCGGATCCTATAGTATGACCGTCAATGTCGTCGGTGGCACGATTGGCATTGCGTGGATTCTCGTGTCCTTGCCGCCTGCCGGTGGTGGCGGCAATACCGATACAACGTGGATGGTGCGGCAGCAGCGCCCGATGGCCAACTTCTTCCCGACGATTGTGAAAGTCCCTTAAGGAGACAGACTGATGAAATATTCCTCATTCGGCAGCGCAGGCGCGGCGACGGCCACTGCGGCGTCCTCTGGCCTGAACGACCTCTATCAGCCGGCCGCCGCGCCGATGGGGTGTCCCACGATCTACGCGTTCAACATCGGTCCAGCCTCCAACTCGGCGGATGAGACCTATGCCGTCCAGTTGAAACGCTACAGCGGCACGGGTCCGACGTTCACCCAAGTGACGCCCTCCCCGAACGATACCCCTGGTGTCGTGCCGGTGAGCAAGACCATTGCGGGTGTCGCGCAGACCGTGGCGCACGGCACGGCTGGCGTGATTCTCTTCCAGACGGGCTATCACATGCGGGCGGGTCTCGCGTGGACGGCCATCCCCGGTGGCGAATGGCTGGTCAACCTATCGGTGAGCAACGCGATTCTGCTGGAATACACCTTCTGCCAGGGCACCTCGGTGCAGAAGAGTACCGTGTTGTTTTGGGAGTAGGCCGTGGGCAAAGAGAACCACGACCGGCTGGATAAGATCCAGCACACGCACGAATACGGCGGCATGCTCTGTGGCTCGATGGGCTACATCGTGGGGCGTCTCGCGGATGGATCGATTGACCGGGTGCCTCGGGTCGAGAACGGCGTGGTGGTGGAGATGGAGCCGAAATACTGCGCCCATGATTGCCCGACGCTGATTGCCGCGCATCGTCAGGCGTAAATGGTGAAGCCGGCGTCTGGCACGGCCCTGAATACGAGCGGCACGCTCTATACGGGTCTGAACAACTGGTATGGGATGCTCGAAGGCAGTGGAGGGACGACGGCCGACGGGAAGAGCAGTAATACCGGCACGCTGGACGGCACCGTGACGTGGACGAGTGACGGGGACGGGCCATTACTGACGTGTGCGGGTGGCGTGCAAGTGCCGATTGCGATCTCCAGTGTGGTGCTGTCGGCAGCGGGCGCGACGGATTGGTCCGTGGCGTGGCGCGGACAATTGGCGAACGATGATAGCCACGGCGGGGTGCTCGGAAAGGCGGGCCTCAATCCACAGGGGGCCATTATGAGCGGCGGCATTGCGTTAGAGTGGTCGAACGCTGCGGGAGCCGTGGCGAGTTTTACGGGCACGACATCCTTTACGACGCAGAGGGATTATGTGCTGTCCGCGAATGCTGGCGCCGGTCAATTACATCTCTATGTCAACGGGGTGGAAGATGCGACAAGCCCCGTGACCATCGCGACAGGTTTTGAAGTGACGACGCTGGGCAATTATTACTTTGCGGCATTTGGACTGATTGGCACCCTCAGTTATATCGGCTTCTGGATCAGTCGTGTCCTGACGGCCGGTGAGGCGTTAACGCTGCACACGGATCCCTACGGCACCATGTATACCGCTCCAGCGACCCCACGGAATCAGATCGTGTCCAAGCCCGCCACGATGGTGTATCGGTCTCGCTGGGGGCACGCATGATTCAGGGACGCAAGCCGGCGGGGTATGTGCTGACGGCCACTGATCATCTGTCCCGACTGGAGTTGGAGTCTCGGCAGTGCGTCCATTGTCAATTCCAGTGGATCTATGACCCGTTCAAGGAAGCGCGAGCGCGGAACCTGCGAGGCTTCTGCCTCCGGTGCCACGGCTTCACCTGTGAGCGGACGGAATGCCATCTGGAGCAGCGCGTGATGCTGAGTGAGTATCCCGACGAGCCGCGCCCGTGTATCTCGTTTGAGGAACACTACCGGCGCCGGCTGGACCGCATCAATGGCTCCGCGCAGTTTGAAGTGACGCCCTCAGGGGTCATTGTGCCGAAGGGCACGTATTCGGACATTCCCGGCTTGGAAGGCTTGCGATGATTGCGACCGGACTGCGATTGGACTTGGGCTGTGGGCACAAGGTTAAGGCCGGGTTTCAAGGCGTCGATGTGGAGCCGCTGTCGGGTGTGCTCTGTGTGGACTTACTGCGGTTCCCGTGGCCGTGGCCCGATGCGTCCGTCGAAGAGGTCGCCTGTTCGCATTTCTTTGAGCATGTCCCGGCGAAGCTGCGCCCGGTGTTCATGGATGAACTCTGGCGCATCCTGTCACCGGAAGGCGTGGCCGTGATCACGGTGCCGAAGTGGGATTCCCCCGGCGCGGTGCAGGACTTCACGCATGAATGGCCGCCCGTGGCGCCGCAGTCGTTTCTCTACTTCAACCGGGACGCCCGCCGCCTGATGGGGCTGGAGCACTACCCCTGCACCTGCCACTTCGACATGAAGGTGCGGGAGTTTGTCGAATACATCCCCCAGACCGAAGTGCGGCTGGTGAAGCTCCCGTGAAGCTGTTCGTCTTCAGCGATGGCGTGCGGCATGGCTGCTACGTCTACCGCGAAGAGGTGCCGCTGGAGGCGTTGGAACGCCGTGGGCATACCGTCGAAGGCGGGCTGGTCACGAAGCCCTTGGATGATGGCAGCCTCGCGGATGTGGACCTGTTCATCATGCCGCGGTTTCTCTTCGGCGATTACCCGCTGGTCGTGGATGAGATTCAGCGGAACGGGCGGGCGCTGGTGTATGAGATTGACGATGCGGCCGATCTGTTCGAGCGGTATCACACCAGCTACTTCCAGGTGCGGAACTTGCTGCCGTCCTATTACTACATGATCCAGCAGGCGGATCTGGTCACGACGACGACGGAACAGCTCGCGCAGCACCTGCGGTCGCTGGGCGCTCGGCGGGTCGAAGTGCTCCCGAACTGCCCGCCGCCGTCCGTGCCGTGGGTGGACCCGCCCCATAACAACAAGGTCCGAGTCGGCTATACCGGCTGGACCGCGCACATGCTGGATGCGGCCTTCTGGCTGGATTGCATGGCGGTCCTGCGAGAGATGCGGTCGGACTTCACGCCGGTGCTCTTCGGGATTGCGAATACCTCGGACACCGATGGGGAGATGTTCTTTGACCGCTGCAAGCAGGCCATTGAGCACAACCCGGTGCCCAATGAGGACTTCAAGGGCGCCCTGAAGGTGTTCCGCAAGGCATGGCTGCCGCTCAAGGACGTGCTGGAGTGGCGGCACATGGTGCCGGTCGATGATTACTGGACGACGCTGGCCGATCTGAAGCTCGACATCGGGTGTGCGCCCTTGCTGGATACCCCGTTCAATCGCTGCAAGTCAGCCGTGAAGTTCTACGACTACGCGGTCTCTGGGGCGGTCACGATAGCCTCGGATGTGCTGCCCTATTCGGCAGAGCCGATGATCCATGTGCCGCACAGCCTGAGCGCCTGGGTCAAGATGCTGTCGATTCTGATTGACCATCGGCAGTATCGGCTGCGGCTCCTACAGGAACAGCGGGCGTGGATTCGGGAGCACCGGAACCCGGATACGTGGGCTGTGGAGCGGGAGGCGATCTATCGGTCCTTACTGCCAGCGGTGACTGAAGCGGTAGCCTGATGCCGCAATATCAGATCCCCGGAGCGCGTGGCCCGATTCAGGGGCCGCTGACAGATCGGAACTGGCAGCCGCCCCCGAAGGCGCAGCCGCCGATGGCGAACTATGCCGCGCAGCAGATGAATCGCTACCTGAACACGGCGAAGCAATACGTGCATCAGGGCGCGACCGTGCAGCAGATGGTGCCGATTCCGCTGACGGCGCAGCCGAATCAGGCGGCCTACCAGAAGCAGCAGGCGCTGCGGTATCTGTCGCCCGCGCTGCAATATGTGCATCAGGGCGCCACGAACCAGCAGACGCATCCGCTGCCGCCTCGTGCCCAGCCGTTGCAGGCCTATTGGCAGAAGTTGAACAGCCTGCGGTATCTGAATCCCGCACGGTTGCCGATCCCCGGCTTTGAAGGGGTCGAGACATGGATCCCGCCGATTAAGAGCGCGGCGGTCTACTGGCAGGATTACATCCTCCCCACGCGTCCTGGCGTGGTCATGGACATCGGGGATACCCTCTGGCAGCCGCCGCCGAAGGCGCAGCCGAATCAAGCCGCGTATGCGAAGCTGCAGGCGCTGCGGTATCAGCATCCCGCGTTGCAGCCGTGGCCGGGGCCGCTCATAGACACGCGCTGGCAGCCGAATCCGAAGGCACTACCGGCCATGTCGTGGTATTTCCAACTCCAGTCCTGGCAATACCGGAATCATGCCTTCGTGGATCAGGGTGGCGGCGGGACGCCCGTGACCGGCTTCCTGCATCTCCTGCCGCTGATGGGGGTGGGCTAGTGCCGAGAGTTGCCCTCGAATCGTTTGTCGGGCCATCGAATACGCTGCGCTCGATTCAGGCGGATTGCGATGAGACCTATAACCTGTTCCTCGAGTCGGTGGCTCCGGGGAACGGGAAGGCGCCGGTGTATCTCCAAGGCACGCCGGGGATCCATCCCGTGTTTGTGGCACCGGATCAGCCGGTGAGGGGCTTGTTCAACATGAACGGGCGGGCGTTCTGCGTGGCGGGCGCGACGTTCTTTGAGTTCTTCAGCAACTACACCATCGGCCCGACGTATACCGTGACTAACGACCTGCAGCCGGTGTCGTTTGCCTCGAACGGCACGGCCGGCAATCAACTGATGATTGTCTCCGGTGGGGACGGGTATATCTACAACACCGATACGCTGGTGTTCACGCAGATTACCGATCCAGATTTCCCTGTGCCGTGCAAGATGTGCGAGTTCCTGAATGGCTACTTTCTCGCGCTGAAGGGCGGTGGGTCGCGGTCGTTCTCGTGGTCGAATCTTGAAGATGGGCTGACGTGGGACACGCTGGATGTCGCGGAACGGTCTTCGACCTCTGATAACCTCGGGGCGCTGATCCGCTCGCACGAAGAGATTTGGATGATGGGCGGGCAGACGACACAAGTCTATTGGAACAGCGGACAGGCGTCGGAGATTTTCGCGCCGGTCAGTGGCGTGGTGATTGAATATGGCGTGGTCGGGCCGTTCACCGTGCAGCGGTTGGACAATACCCTGCTCTGGATGGGCAGCAACGTCGATGGCTCTGGGATGGTCTGGCGGGCCGATGGCTACACCCCGAAGCGCATCAGCACGTTTGGCGTGGAGCAGGCGCTGCAGCAGGAAGACACGCCCACCGATGCGCGAGCCTTCACGTTCCAGATGAACGGGCATCTCTTCTATGCCCTGCTCCTGCCGCGGTCACGCTGGACGTGGCTCTATGACGTGACGATGGACCGGTGGACGAAGTGGGCGACGTGGGATACCACGGCGGCTGACTGGATTCCGCATCATGCCTGTTGCCATATCTTCGAGTTCGACACGCATCTGGTGGGGGACCGCTATTCTGGCGCGGTCTACGAGATGAGCATGGCGTTCTACGACGAGCAGTTGGTGGCGGCGATATGAGCGAACCGGTGTTCTCAATGTCGTTTGTGCGCTATGCGGCGTTCTGGATTGTGATGTTGTTCGTGGCGAAGTATTGGCTCTTGAGAGGCAACTAGATGGCGAGTCCGATTGTCACGAATACCTCGACGCAGTTGAACGGCGGCAGCATGGTCGTGGGCTTTACGACAACACTGACCGATGCCCAGATTAAGGCACTCCCAACCACGCCCGTGACATTGGTGGCCGCACCGTCCTCGGGCACTCGCATCAAAGTGATCGGTGGTAGCGCGAGTCTCAACTGCAGCGCGGGTGCCTATACCAATATCAACACGACCTATTGCGTGCTGTCCGTGCAAGTGCCGGCGGGTTATTGGGTGTCTATTCCGCTGTGTGTCAACGACACCTCCTTAACGCGGGCGCTGACGGGCGTCACCACGCTCTTTGGTGCCACTTCCACGAGAATTATCGATCTCGCGCCGCTGGCGAATCCGGTGAATCCTGGGGCCAAGTCTGGATCGTCAGCCGCGTGGTTCGTGCCGACGAGTTCTCCGCTGTCGTCTGATGTGAATGGTACGGCTGTGCAACTCGCGGCGGATAACAACGGGAGTGGCAACTTCACTGGCGGGAACGCCTCGAATACGCTCAAGGTCACGCTCTATATTGCCTATGAGGCCATCTAAATGGCGACTCTCTCGAATATTCTCACAGCCGATACAGGTGGGCTAAGCGCCACGAATGCTTCCTATCGCGTGGATAAGGCGATCCTGACCCCCACCGAAGTGAAGGCGCTGAACTCCACGCCCATTTCGCTGGTGGTCTCGCAAGGCGCTGGCACGGTCATCAACGTGCATCGCATTACCTTTGCTTCGACATTCCTGACGACCGCCTATGCGGGCGCGAACAATCTGGAGTTCCGCTATACCGATGCGTCTGGGGCGAAGGTGACGGCGGATATTGCGGCGGCAACGTTGAACTTTACGACGGGCACGAAGTATGCGCTGGTGGCGGGCGTGACGACGGAACTGACGCAAGTGCCAGCGAGTCCGATTGTGGTGCGGGTGCCGACGGCGAATCCGACGGCTGGCCTGAGCACTGTGACCTTCTATATCGAGTATTCCGTGCTGACGGCGCCCTAATGGCGACGTTCCCAATCCTCACGTCGGATGGTGACACGATTGTCACGAGCGACACGTTCGCGGTGGCGGTTGAGGATACGAGTCCACCTCCTTCCATTGGGACGATGAAGCAGATCATCCACGGCAAGACCTATGGGGACATTGGCAGCGGTGAGCCGGTGACCACCTTGCGCGGGAATTTCTGGTCAAACGAGGTGGGCGGAGAGGCGGCGGCCGTCTTTAAGCATCGACAACTCTGGTCCGTCGCGGGATCGTTCAGTCATTTGTATGTCGAGATCCTTGCGCCAGTCGAAAATGCCGCCGCGCTGTCTTGGGACGAGACCACTTTTACGTTGCAGATCAACGGCGTGGATACGGCCCTGACCTGCACGGTGCCCGCGATGGGGCCGATTGCCCAAAACGGCTTCATGGCGTCGGCCTCGGATACGACGCATACCGTGACTGTGGCCCCTGGCGATATTGTCGCGATCCATCGGAGTCCGGCTCTGACGATCCACGAGCACACCAATGCGGAATACGCGCACATGGACTGGACGCTCACCTTTGAGAGTGAGAACGCCGGGGAAAGTGGCTATGGGGCTGGGTCGGCCGGGAGTCGCATCAATAGCGACATCCAGTGGTGTGCGCTGCTCAATAATCAAGAATCGGCCTTCGTCCCCGTCGCGGCGTTGGATAGCGTGTCCCAAACGGAACTTCACAGCATTGTGCCGTTAATCGGATCGTTGTATCGAATTGACCTCCAGTTAGAACTCCCGCCCGGCGTGGGTGCCTCGTGGACGTTTCGGGTCTACAAGAACGGCGTGAAGCAGGACGGATCAGGCGGCACGGTGGATACCACGCTGGTGATTGCGGATCTGGCGACGACGGGAACGGTCCTGTTTGATCTGCCGCTGGTGCCCCTCGACTTCCTGACCTTGCGTGTGGACGTGCAGACGGGGGCGACGGCCAGCACCTACATCATCATGGGGTGTGCGTTTCGTGCGGCCACGAATGGGCAGTCGGCGCTGTGCTTCAATAGTGCCGCCGGTCATCCCGTGATTGATGGATCGACGGATTGGGCAGCGGCTCAAGAGAGCGGATGGGCCTGGACGACGCCGCATTCTCCCACGCCGACGCCGGCATGGCGTCCCACGCGGTGGCCTTCGACGGAGTTACTGGTCTCCCTCCCGGGCGCGATTGATCCGTATACCCTCAGCGGGTTTTGCGTCAATCTCAACGCGGCGCCGGGAAGTGCGAAAAGCTATTTGTTTACGACACGCAAAGCATTCGCGGATACGGTCTCCACGGTGACGCTGAGCGGGACCACCTCGCCTGCCTCCCTCTTGCAGACGGACCCCTTGAATGCCTCCGTGGATTACACCACGATCACGGATCGTCTCAATATTGAATGTGTCGGCAGTGGCACGCCCACGGCGGCATCGGTCGCCTGGACATGGCTGATGACCACGGAAGCCGTGCCGAATACGGCGACGACGTTCCCCATTCGTCGGCTGCGGCGGTGGATGCCATGAGTGCGCTGTTTGACCTCAATCAGTGGGTCACGATTCATCGCGTGGAGTTGATCTGCCAAGCCGGGAATGGTCTGTCTACCGGACAAGGGTCTGACCCTCAGGTCATGTTCAGAATTAGCCGGGATGGCGGGCAGACCTACGGGCAAGAGCTGACAATGGCGACGGGCAAGATCGGGGAGTATCAGCGGCGGGCGTTTCTGAACATCTTGGGGCGGTCGCGGAATACCGTGTTTGAGTTGAGCAGCTCGGATCCCGTCTTCAACGCATGGCTCATGTTCACCGTGGATGCGACACCGGGGACGAGCTAAATGGCCTCCCAGATTCCGAAGACGACGCAGAAGGTGGTGGATCCGAACGGCCAGATGGACCGCAACTGGCGGCTCTACCTGACGCAGTTGCAGGCGTCTGGAGGGACGGCGATTCCGTTTCGGAGCTTGCCGGCGAATCCGCAAACGGGGGCATTGGCGGTGATCAACGATTCGACCACTTCGACGTGGGGCGCGGTGATTGCGAGCACCTCGCCGGCGCCTGGGGCGACGGTCTTGGCGTGGTGGAATGGCACGAATTGGACCGTGGTCGGCGCGTAACTGAAGCGTATAGTTAGGGAACCTTATGAACGCTTTTTCGCAACACGCGCAGCAGAGTCAAGCCAACCAGCAGCGGGCGGCTGAGATTGCGAATTTTATCGCCACGGATCCCCAGATCCAGCAGTGGCGACAGCAAGCCGCGGCACGTGGTGAGGCGTTTGAGGGTCCGGCCGCCAAGCAGCAGATCGAGCAGTATCTCGCGTCGAAGGGGATCAGCCTGCCTGACGGGTTTGTGATTCAGCAGAACGGCACGCCCGTCAAGGATGCCGGATTCGACTGGAAGCCCATTATCGGCATGGGCGCCCTCGTCACGGGTGGCCTCCTCGGGCCAGCGCTCGCGGGTGGGGGCGCGGCGGCTGCCGGTGGTGGGGGCACGGCTGGCGTCCTCGGTCCAACGACGGCTGGGAGCATTGCCGCGACGACGGCAGGGGCTGCCGCGCCAGCATCGATTGCGGCTGGAGGCGGCACGGCGGCGACAGTCGCGGCCGGCGCCGGTGGGGCGAGTCTCTGGAAGACCTTGGCGGCTCCAGCCATTGGCGCCGGCACGCAGATCGCGGGATCGCTGATCCAAGCGAACCAGAACGACAAAGCTACGCAAGCCGAACTCCAGAAGGCCCGCGAGGCGCAAGCCTTCCTGGAGAAGAAATACGAGCAGACCCAGAATCAGGTGGCGCCCTACGTCAACATGGGGCAAGGCGCGCTCGCGGCCCTCGGGAATGGGCTGGGTGTGACGCCCGCGAATCCTGCCGTGTTGCAGCCTGGGCAGTCGCGGCCAGTGGGACAGACGACGAGCGGGTTTATTCCGCCGAATGATTTCTCGTCCTTTAAGCAGCAGGTGCAGGCGCAGAATCCGACCGCGCAGATCCCGAACATGCCTGCGCAGCAGAATCCTGCGACGACGGCGCAGAACCTGAGTCAGAGCAGCGTGCGGATGCGGTCGCCTGACGGCAAGGATGTGCAGGACGTGCCCGCGCAAGATGTGCCGTATTACCTCAGCAAACAGGCCACGGTGGTGCAGTCATGAGTTGGTTTAAGCAGAACGCGCCGCCCCAGCAGCCACAGGGACAATTAGGCTCTCTGGGTTCGCTTGGTGGCGGGCAGCAACCGCCGATGACGGGCATTGATTGGGACCAGCATCTCGTCGGCAGCAGACCGGGGGAACCGGGATTTGATCCCAACAAGGGGTTCAATCAGATCCTGTATCCCGGCGGGCAACTGCCTCCCGGCTGGCAACCGAATACCGGAGGCATGAATCCGAACGGCCCGCAGCCGGTGCCGGGCGTGCAGCCGGTGCCATTCGATCCGAATAGTCCATTCGGCAAAGACCTCTTTGATCCCGGCTGGGGCATCGAGAAAGGGCCGCAGGGCAACCGTGGCAGCGGCCAGCCGATCAATCAGCCGATGAGTGGGTTGCCGTTTCAGTCGATGGCAACCGGCTCGCTGCAATCCCTTGGCGGCGGGCAGTTGAATGCATCCGGCATGGTCAACCTACGCGGGACCGATGGCACGACGAAAGCGGTGCCGCAACAGGATCTGGCGCATTGGCTCAGCAAAGGCGCGGTGAGGGTGTAATGGGCTTCTTTGACGATCCGGCAAATCAACCGCCAACCAGTCAGCCCGGGCCGGTGAGCGGCTTTGTAGACAAGACCAACCCGAACGCGGGGATCACGCCGACGACGCCTGCGGCAACGACGGGCGGTGGCGGCGGGAATGTGGAAGCGGATATTCAAGCGCTCGCCTCCAGCTTGCCGAATGGCGCCAACACGAACGACAACAAAGATCATACGGCCATCAATGCGCTCATGGCGCAGTTGCAGGCGAAGGGGTATCAAGTCTCCCCCGGCCTCACCGATGAATATGGGCGGATGGACTCGCTGACCATCAACGGGCAGGTGTATCGGGTGCTGGACAGCGGCGGGAACTGGATTGCGAAGAGTAACGCGAAGGGTGATGCGTGGGGTGGCACGTATTACGGCCAAGGGGATGCGCGCAACAGCGCCGACAGCGGTGGTGGCATGGGCGGCTTCGGGTCCCTGTGGAACACGCTCCCGAGTGCGGCCGACGCGCAGAACATGCCGGGGATCCAGTTCGCGCTCGATGAGAACAACCGGCGCATGATGGCCGGCGCGGCAGCGAAGGGCACACTGTTGAACGGGCGCACGCAGCAAGCCATTGGCGAGAGCAACATTGGCGCGGCGCTGTCGCAAGGCTATCTCCCGCTGGCACAGTTGAAGCTGGGTTACAACCAAGCGAACACGGGCAACCTGCTTGACCTCTCGAAATTGGGGCTGAGTGGCGTGCAGACGGGGAACCAGTAGTGGGCGCCGCTGATCGGATTGCGGAAGTCATTCTCCGACAGGGCGAGATTGCCGGGAGAGGCGCCCAGAACAATGGGGCTATCTGGGGCGGGGCGCTGCAGAATCTCGGCCAGCAGATTACCGCGTTGCCGACGTATGTGCAGAACCAGCGCATGCGAGAGCAAGAAGTGGCGATGCGCGGGCAAGAGATGCAGATGCGCGATCAGCAGATGCAGCAACTGCAGCGGGCGCAAGCCTCGCAGGATGCGGCCAATAAGGTCGTGGCGAGCTTTCCCCGTCGGGCGGATGGCACCTATGACGTGGGCGGGATGATTCAGCAGATGTCTGGTTCTGGTGTGCATCCGGCCGATGTTGAGCATTACGGCAGCACGTTTGAAAAGCTGAATCAACTCTCAACGGCCGCAGTCGAAGCGCAGCGGCAGCATCAGGCGCGAGCGGCAGACATTATCCTGTCTGGGGCGCAGGGGCAAGAGATTACGCCGGAAGATGTGCATGTAGCGCTGGCGACATTGAAGACATTGCCGGGTGGTCTCGTCAACGATGAGGACGAGCAGGCGTGGACGCAGGCGTTTGCGGCGGGGCAGGATCCGCGCAAGTTTCTGGAGAGTGTGAGTCGTGCGGGACGGGCACCAGAGAAGGCGCCGACGAATGATGCGGAATTAGCCTATCTTGCGGCTGGTGGCAGTCAGCGAGCAAAGACCGCCCTTGATCTCGCGAAGCCGCCGAAGGCCGCTGGTGGAATCACGAACGAGATTGAACTGCGGCAGGATGCGGCGACGAAGGACACATCGGCTGAGACTCCGACCGCTTGGCAGTCCGTCGAGACCTTACGCCAGATGGATGAGGCCAAGGCCGCAGCGGCTGGGGTCAAGCCTCCAACGGCCGAAGAGGACAAAGCGAAAGCGGTGACCATTCGCGCCAAGATGAAAGCGGGGGCTCCCGTCACGGCAGACGAGAAGAACTGGCTGAGCGCCCATGAAGACGAAGCGACGATGACCACGGATCGATCAGCAGCAAATGCCTTAGACCGTCAAAACCGCACGATTCAGGCGCAGATCGACCAACAGGCCCGCGCCCAAGGCTTCACCGAAAAACAAGCCGTCGGGAAGGAATACGTCGAGAAGTATTCCCAGCCTTACCAGACGGCGCTCGCGTCCTCACAGACGCTCAGAGATACCGTGCAAGCGGCCAAGGGCGGGAACATGGTCGCGGCGAATTTGCAGAATCTTGAGACGGCAATGGCCGCGATTCGGGCGCAGGGCTTGAACCGCATCAATACGACTGAGATTGGCGTGGCCGCTAATGCGGGAAGCCTCTGGGACCGTGTGCAGGCTGCCGCTGGGAAAGTCAGCAAGGGTCAGCCGGTTGATCCCGCCTTGCAGGCGGATATTCTGAAATTCGCAGACATTCTTGATAAAGCCGCCACGCTGAAATACCAGAAAGGCCGAGAAGGGTTGATGAAGACCTATCCCGGCGTGCAAGTGCCTGATGAATCTGCAGCGGCTCAGTCTGCGGCTACTCCTGCACGCAAGGTTGGAGACACCATCACCTATCAAGGCCGTCAGCGCAAAGTGGTGAAGGTCTATCCCGATGGCTCAGTTGACTTGGCGAAGTGATGCCTGAGAATCCCGGCAAAGACCTCGCCCTGTCCGAACCGTTCATGCAATTCGGGAACGTGCTGGCGCAGATCGGTCAGCAAGTGCAGACAGGTGATGTGCCACAGACGGTGCTGGATGCCTTTCAATATCTGAAGTCACACATTGACTCTGGCAGTCAGGCGGTGCAGGACGCCTATCAGACCCTCAAGAAGCACGTCAACGATGCGACCACGGTGCATGCGGAGGAAGCCCAAAAGCCAGCCGATCCGAAGCCGAAGCGCACACAGGTGGGACCCTATCAGGTGGAGCATGTCTCGTCGCCCGCTCCAGCTTCTGACGTAGAGCATGTGCCCGCCTCTGAACTGGAGCATGTGTCAGCCGCGGATCTTGCGGCCGCGCCAGAACAACCCAAGGCACCTGGGTCGGGTCTAGGTACTATGCAGACGGCCCTCCAAGGCGTCAAAGACTTCGGTATTGGAGCCGTCAAGGGTGCGGCGCATACCGCGATTGACCTCGGATCCGCCGTCCACATGATCCCCGGCGTCAGCACGCTCGTCGATAAAGCTTACGGCACGCCAGGATTGTCGCAGGCCGCATTTCCGGCGGCGCGTGAGGCGACGGCCTACAGCAACCCCACGCAGCAACTGGGGGGCGCGGCTGAGACGGTGGCAGAGATGGCCGTTCCGGTCGATGCGGGCGTGCAGGCGTTGCCATCGGCCGCTCGTGCTGGGGCGAAGTTTAAGGGCATTCTCGCGGCAGGTGCGGGCAACTTGCCGGTGGATGTGAGTAAAACAGGCAATGCGGCGTTGCGTGTTGCAGAACTTGCGCAACATGGCGGCGGGACCGAGTGGGGACCCGCGCCGGTGCGTCAGTTAATTCAGTATCTGACGAATCCCAAGAAGCCTGAACTCACCTATTCCGTCGGGCGAGACTTCGCCTCGAATATCAGCCGGTTGTCAGCGAAGGAATGGCAGAGCATCAATCCCCAGATCGGCGCGGAAGTCGCTGGTGTGGCGGCTGAATTGAATCGGGCCTTAGCGGAGACGGCGCAGAAAGTTGGACAGGGACAAGCCTACGTCGAGGCCATGCGAGAATACGCCAAAGCCAAGCAACTGCAAGGCATATATACCGCATTTCTGAAAGGCGCTCAACGCACGGCGCCGTATGCGACTGCAGCGGGTGCCGGTGCCTATCTCTATCACAAGATTTCGTCGGTATTGGGCCAATAGATGCCGGACTACCTCGTGACGGATCCGGCGACCGGCCAGCGGATCAAGATGACCGGCCCCGCCCCGCCGAGTGAGGCGCTGATCCGGCTGGCGCTGAGCAAGGTCAAGCCATTGCCTAGTCATGTCGGGCCAGAGCAAAACACGCCCGACTTTGGCGGTGGGCCTCGGTGGAGCGAAGCCGCGCAGGCTAATGTGGGACCGAATAAGGGCTTGGGCTTCCTCGGTCCATTGAAGCTCCCGAATGGCGTGATGTCTGAACTCTCAGAGGACGGCGAGATCAACGGCATGCCGGTGCAGTATCCGCTGATTGTGCCGACGCTGAATGCGGGCGAGGTGCGCTCGCTGATGGCTGGCGCGAAGCCGACCGAGGCGATTACGCGGAAGGCGCAGCAGTTTGCCGCGCAACGGATCGCCGCTGGCAAGAGTCCATTCGCGGCGCTGGGTGAGCAGGATCTGACGATCCATCCACAGATTCCGCGCACGTCTCAGACGCGGGATCCGCTGACCGCATTACAAGGCGCCCAGACCATCGGGCCGGCACGGGTCGGGGAACGGTATCAGGAAGACCTCAACCCGTCACTGGTGGGCATTGCGCGGAAGGTGCTGGGCGGGGCGCAGCGACCGGCATCGGTGGCGGCAGAAGACCCCTACGGCATTGGGGCATGGCTGAAAGGGGCAGGCCCGATGCCGACACCCATTGCTGCAGAGATTCAGGCGTATCACGGCAGCCCGCATGATTTCGAGAAGTTCCTATCTGAGAAGATCGGGACCGGGGAAGGGGCGCAAGCCTACGGGCACGGGCTGTATTTTGCGGAGAATCCAGCCGTAGCAGAGGAATATAAGCGCAACCTCGGCAAGACCGTGCAGGCGTTTGGCGGTGAGCCAGTCAAGACATCTGCGGAGTCAATGGCGCACGATATTCTGTCGCGCATCCCTCGCGGGGCTGACAAGGACGCTACCCTTCAGCGAGCATTGCGAACGGTGGACGAGTGGGGCGATGCGGGTGTGTTCAAGGGCAAGAACGAAGGGCAGGCGATGTTGGATGTCAAGCGAGCCATCAGCGCCAACTTCGACAAGCCACTAGATACCGCGCTGCAAGGCAAAACCTATCACGTCTCCATCAAGGCGGATCCCGATCAGTTCTTAGACTGGGATAAGCCCCTGAGCCAGCAGCCGCCGAAGGTGCAGGAGGCGATCAAGTCGCTGGCTGGCGATGCGCCGGAAGTTCACGAAGCCCTGCCGCACGCCACGGGAGAGGCTATCTATCGCCGATTACTGCCGACCACGCGTGATTTTGGCAGCCGCGATCAGGACCAAATTACTGAAGCCATGCGTCAGGCGGGCATTCCCGGCATCAAGTATCTCGACCAAGGCTCACGGGGCATGCCTGAATGGCGCGTGACATGGAAGGACCGTGTTCCCACGCGCTTTGACACCGAAGAGCAAGCCAAGGCGTTCCTTGCTGAGAATCAAGCTAAAGGTCGGCCGGTCGTAGGCGTGGAGCATGCACCCAATACGAGCAACTACGTCGTCTTCGATGACAAGCTGATCGACATCTTAAAGAAGTATGCCGTGGCGGGCGCAGTGGGCGGCTCCCTCGCGTCCCTCGGCCAACCGCCCGCAGAGGAGCAGAAGTAATGGCAGCGATGACGTTTGGCGCGGATCCTATTCTGTATGTGCCTGACACGCGGCCCACGTCTGCTGTTCCAGGGACGCCGCTGGTTGGAGCCCAAGTATTTTTCTACGTGGCCGGGAGCACCACGCCGCTACCCGTCTACACCGAGAACACATTGACCACGGCTTGGACGCAGCCAATCGTCACGAATGCGGCGGGGCAGTCTGACGGGCCGATCTACATGACGCCGACGCCGGCATTCAAGGTGTTGATCCAGGATGCCGATTCCAACGACCTCCCCGGCTACCCGGTCGATAATCTCAATCCGTCAGCGGTGGCGACGTAAGGAATAAACCGTGCAAGCAGGCGCCACTGAAAGGTGGCCTATGGCGTATCCTCATGTGGACATTATGAGTGAAGTCACGGCGGCAGAATTTTATCAAGCGCTGAAGGCGCAGACCCGTGAACTCATGTCATTTGTGGATGATAAGTATCGGGATATGGCGAATGCGCTGCGAGCGCATGAACTCGAAGACCGCAAGATTGCCGATATTGTATTGCGGATTGAGACGCAGCGCGAGGAAGAGAACAAGCAGGCGGCCAAGAATGCGGCGTGGGTGTCCCTGCTGGTGGCGGGTGGGGTCTCGGCGTTCTTTAAGTGGATCCTGAAGTGATGCGGTGGTGGTGTTTCTCAACCCGGCAACGGCGCTGGATCCTCCGGTCGCTGGATGCCCTTCACGCAAAGGTGGACGTGATTATGGCTTCAGAAGCAGACCTGCAGAAAGACCTCGATGCGATTGCGGCGGGCGTGACGGCAGCGGTTTCACAGATTGCGGACCTGAAGGCGCAGATCGCAGCGCTCGGGACCGGGCCGGTCTCGCAAGAACAGCTTGACGCATTAACCGCGCAGGCGGATAGCATCGTGGCGGCGCTGACGCCGAGCACCCCATGATTGGCTACGAAGAAGCGATCTTGCAGGATCAGCTCCGGGTGGCTTTAGACGCCAACGGCAACCCCATTGCCGGGAAGGTGCAAGTGCATTACCCGCGAGGATCGGCCACGTTGCTCGCCTGCTTCTTCACGGAGACGCCGGTGCGCTTGGCAGCGGTGGCCCCGGATCAGGTCAGCGGGTTTACCAACTTCACCGTGAAGAATGGGAACCTGCTGATGACGCCTGACCGGGACAACTGCCCCGGCTCGATCATTCTGGGCGCTGGTCTCACGCAGCCATGATCCCCTGTGTGGCCTGCAGAGGGTGGGCATGTGTCCAACTGGAAGGCAGCCTTATCTATTGCCTCCCCTGCTGGTTCTACCATCGGCGGTTCCATGTCGCTTAGACGCGTCCTGCTGCTGTCGGGTGGCTCGAGTGGCGGCGGGGCCGGTCAAGTCGGCCGGGTCCACATTGACGGCTTGGTCTTCCGCGATGAGGCGGGGGCGATCTGGCCGTGGCGGGGCTTCACGGCGTTTACGCTCTATCTGGTCTGGTTGACGGATGGTGCCGCAGGCGTGGATGCCCTACTCTCGGATTGGCTGTCGAAGTGCGGCCCGACAGGACCGAATACGCTCCGGGTGCTCGGAATGGTCAATTCGTTCGCCCATCTCTGGCCGCAGGAACATGCCGACTATTACGACCAATTGCAGCCCTTTGCGCGACACCTCTGGACGCGCTGGCAGCTCAGGTTTGAGTTTGTGATCTTCGCGGACAGCGGCGACATCATGCCCGACCTGCAGGTGCAGGATGCCCATGCCTTCCATGTGACGCGGCTACTGGAAGATGAACCCAACGTGTTCTTTGAGATTGCCAATGAGCCATCCCAGCATACGAACCTGCCGGGCGGGGACGAGCGGGCCTTTCAGATGTATGACTGGCTGAAGCGCCCCGACATGATGATTGCGACCGGCGCAGGGGACGGCAATTTTTCGGGCGATTTTACAACGGTCCATACTCCTCGGGACGACCAGTGGCCCAGACGAGCCAAGGACCTGCAGGACTGCCGGGACCTCTCGCACAATCCCTGCGTAGGTGACGAGCCGATGGGTGCGGCGGAAGTGGCGATTGACGGCAAGCGGGATAACAACCCCAGGAACTTCGCGGATTATGCCGCGGTCGCGCAATTAGAAGGCGCTGGGAGCACGTTCCACAGTGACCCCGGCATCAACGGGCAGGCGCTCGGGCCGAACGTCACCACATGCGCGCAGGCGTTCTTTGCGGCGGCCGCGTGGGTGCCGCCACAATGCCAAATTGAGCCGTTCATGCGCGGGCAGATTGGCAACCCCTGCCTGTGGACGCATGCCCCTGGCGATGTGCCGGGGCCGTGTCAGCATGACGACAGCATCGAAACCCGCTCTTACGGCAAGATCATTGAGCCGTTCTGCTGGGTGACGCAAGTGCAGACGCAGCGCCCTGCGCCTGTCCCATGTTCAGGATGGGCGGTGGATTCCCCTGGACCTTCGGTCGGGTTGACCGTGTTCAGGAGAACCTAATGCGTCTCTGGTTGGCGATCCTCTGTCTCGGGTGTCTCTCGGTGCCCGCTCAGGCACAAACCATTCATCTCTATCCCTACGATCCGAGTGTCACGGCCTATGCGAGTCCCTCGGCCTATCCCACGATCTCGAATCAGTGCCACTGGCGCCGGGCCAATGGGGCGTTTGATGCCACGACGCCCCCGCAGATTCAATCGCCGTCCATCGGACACACCCATCTCGAGTTTCAGTTTCCGATCTATGGAGAACTCGCCAGCGATCTGACGGTGCCGTTTACGATTATGGCCTTTCATGTCGATGGGCAAGTGTTCCTCAATGAGGAATTTAATCCGCATGTGTCCCATTGGGCATGGGATACCACCGATGGCCTGAAACCGCTGATGGTCGGCGATCCGGCGGGCCTCAAGATGTGGACCGGGCATGCGACGTTCAACATTCATGCGACCCAACCGTGGGCGATTCCTGATCGGGGCTGGACGGATTTCCAGGCGACGATTCAGACGGCGTTTACGAACGGCAGCGTAACGGTGAATGAGATCGATCTGCCCTTCTATTCGGTGCGGACGCCGAATGAAGAGACCGACAATGCCATCCTGTTGCGGTCGGAATGTCGTCCGAAAGGCCCGATGGACACCTCGGGTTGGAACTTTGAACTGGTCGATTATGTCGGCTATCTGCCCATTCTCTCGCCTATTACCTCGAGCACGCCTCCCGCACCGATGGCGGCGACCTATGGCTATGGGCAAGGGCCGACCGGCTTTGCCGAGACCCGCTACGACCTCAATCTGCATGCGGGTATTCCGGGGATTCTCCATGAGAGCGCGGGGGATAACGGGAACCATCAGGCGATTCTGCCGCATTCGCCGTTTGATCCGGCGGCCCTCTTGGCGTTGGGATCCGGGGTCCATAAAGTGGCCACGATCTGGGGGCAGTTTACGACCACGGGGGATGCAGACTTCGAGCCGAATGAGCAAGTGTCTACGCTCCTGGTGCTCAGCGTGACGGTGGGCACGGATACGCCGCCGCCGCCCCCGCCTCCCCCGCCGCCGACGCAAGTCTGGCAATTGGTGAACTTCAGCTTTCAGCGGCTGGTGGATTCCGTGCAGGGGCCGCTGAATCAGATCCGGTTCTGCACACTGGATAATCGTTGCTCGGCGCCGCTGCCGATTCAATAGGAGGGATCATGCCGGTCATTACGCTGTTGATTTACATCGTCTTAGTCGCCTTGCTCGGGTTCTTGGCTGTCTGGGTGCTGGGGAAATTGGCGCCTTCCCATCCGCCCATCATTGACAACGTGATCTGGGTGATCGTCGTGCTGGTGATTGTGCTCGAGGTCTTACAAGCCTTCGGGTTGCTCGGCGCCGGGCCGGTTGTGCCGCGGTTGCGGTAGTGGCGCTCAGTCAGAGTTCGCAGACCACGGCCGGCTGGGTCGTCTTCATTGCCGGGATCGGCATGATGGCCGCGATGATGGCCGTGGACATCGCGCAGCTCATGAATTGGAATGAGGCCATGACGCCCGCCTTCGTGGGCACGGCGCTAGGCCATTTTGCCGCCGTGGTCGCTTCATTCGTAGGTGGAAAAATTATCCCTGAGGGCCGGGACCCAGGGACACATACTCGGCAGGATGACCCAAAGACTTAGGTCTGCGTCCCATCTTCATTTTGATGATGATTCTTCGTCCGAGCTTCGGGGGGAGCGTTAGGGCGTCCTCAGTAGACCATCCGCGAGTCAGCCTGTAGGCAATCGTCTTATGGCTGACGCCTAATCGCTTCGCCCAATCCATTAGCACTAGCGTTTCCCCGTTAAATGTAATCCACCGATTGCGGCTGGTATTACGCTGCTGCTCGGCTCGCGTGACCCAGCGCATATTGCCCGGTTCATAGCCTCGGTCATTATCGATTCGGTCTAGGCTGTGCAACCGAGATGGTGCTGGCCCAACTGCCGCTAGGAATACATCAAACGAGGCATCCCATTCAGCGCAGAGCGTGATCCCTCTGGCTCCGTAGTTCTGATAGGCCCGCGTGTTCTGGTTGTAGCAGCGCGTTTTGATGTTCGTCCAGATGCCATATTCCCTGATGTCATGCTTGCGCATTTCAGGATTGTAAACCGATTCGATTGGGTTTACAATCCTGAGTTATGTCTATTTCTGCACATGCAGCCGCGCTCGGACAACGGGGCGGCAAGTCACGTTCGAAAGCCAAGATTAAAGCCGCAAAAGCGAATGGTGCTAAGGGTGGGCGCCCTCGAAAGATACTAGTTGACAAACCGAAACGCTTGGGTTTAAAGTAGTCGGTATGGCAAACACACTGACGGCCGCGACGAGTGATGATGTGCTCCGCATTGCGGTGGGGCTGGACGACCTGCGGAAGCGGTTGCGGGTGGACGCGCATGCAGGGAACTACGACGCGGTGATGGCGATCTACGCGGCCATGCGGGGGATTGAGTTGGACGTAATGAGCCTGACGACGCTGGCGGGGAAACTGGCGACGGATCTGGTGATGCGATGAGCGAATTTTACGACCGTCAAGGCAATCCTGTGACGATGGCTGTGTGGGGCTCGGCGCGAGAGACCGATAAGCGAGTCGCTGAAACCACACTAGAGAACGGCCTCTGGGTGTCCACGGTCTGGATCGGGATTGATCATCGCTTTGGCGATGACGGCCCGCCGCTGATTTTCGAGACGATGGTGTTTAACCGTGCCGAAGGCTGGGGCGAGCTGGACTGCGAACGTTACAGCACAGAAGCCGAAGCAGTCGCCGGTCATGCCGCGATGTGCGAGAAATGGGCGCACGAACAGGTGCAGTCATGACCGCACAGTTCTGGCTCTACTTCGCCACGGCCTTGTTGATGCTGGCGTTTGTGTGGGGTGTGGTGGATGTGCTGGGCCGTGGGTTGATCCTGGCGTGGCGGCGGTATCAGGTGCGGAAGGAGTTCAAATGACGTGCCCGAATTGCGGACGATATGCGCCTCCTGACGCAGCGACCGGCTACGATGCCGACGAGTTGTGCCCAGGCTGTGCGCGTGAGAAGGACGAATGCGCGGCGGCTGATGCGGCTGACCGTGAACGGGATAGTGGCGACATCTACTGGATTGACGAGCACGAATCCGACGAATCACCGTTTTAACGCGCCGGCCGCAGAGCGGTTGGCAAGGGAGCAGACATGACGACATCAGAGCAGATCGGGGAACTGGCGGCGGCACTCTCGGACGCGCAGGCTGAAATGGAGGGCGCCAGCAAGAGCAGCGCGAATCCCTTCTTCAAGAGCAAATACGCAGATTTGTCGTCGGTGTGGGAGGCATGCCGTGGGCCGCTGACAAAGTATGGTCTGTCGGTGATTCAATCGCCGGAAGTGACCGGCAACCTCGTCAGCGTTGAGACTCGGCTGCTCCATGAGTCGGGTCAGTGGATCGCTGGCGTCGTGTCCTGCACGGCAAAGGATGATAGCCCGCAATCGGTCGGCTCGGCCATTACCTACCTGCGCCGGTATGCCCTGCAATCCTTCGCGGGCGTGGCGCCGGAAGACGATGACGCGGAAGCCGCACAAGGCCGCAGGAAGCCGCAGGAAGCCGCAAAGCCTGACGTGCCGGCGGGGTTCTCGGATTGGCTGGATGACCTCTCGGTGCTGGCCGACGAGGGCACGGCACGGCTCGAGAAGGCATGGAAAGCGTCGAAGGCTGAGTATCGGCAGCATCTGACGACCAACCATCCTGAGAAGTGGGGCGGGATGAAGGCGCGGGCGAAGCACGTAGACCTGACCTCCGATGTCCAGGTGGTCCGATGATTGCCGCGCATCCCTTCACGGTCTGCGAGGCCGAGCAGCGGTCGCCGGCATGGTTCCAGGCGCGGCTGGGGCGGCTGACCGGCTCACGGTCGGCTGATATGCTCGCCACAATCAAGACGGGGGAGGCCGCGGCCCGCCGTGACCTCCGTGTCCAGCTTGTGTGCGAGCGCCTGACGGGGACCGTGCAAGAGGACGGTTTCGTCAATGCCGCGATGCAGTGGGGGATCGACCAGGAGCCGGCCGCGTTTGCCGCCTACGAGGCGCTGACGGGCCTCATGGCGCAGCGGACCGGCTTCATCAGCCATGCCTCCCTGATGGTCGGGTGCTCACTGGACGGGCATGTGGGCGACTTTGAGGGCATTACCGAATTCAAGGCGCCCAAGTCAGCTACGCACCTCAAGTATCTGCGGGGGGCGATTCTGCCCATCGACTACCTGCCGCAAGTGCGACACAACCTCTGGGTGACGGGCGCGAAATGGTGTGATTTCATGTCCTACGATCCGCGGTTCCCGGCGCATCTGCAGACATTTCTGGTGCGGGTGGAGGCGTCCACCTTAGACATGGCGGCGTATCAGCGGGCGGTGGAAGCCTTCCTGGCGGAAGTGGATGCGGAAGTCGAAGCCGTGCGAGGGCTGCGGTGATTCCTGTGTTTCATGGTGTGGTGGAAAAGGGCGTGCTGGTGCTCGAGCCGCGGGAGCGGTATCAACGCTCGGGCTGGCTGAAATCACTGGAAGGGCAGCCGGTGGATGTGACGGTGAAGCGCCACTATAACAAGCGCAGCGACAAGCAGAACCGGCTGTGGTGGGGCATCATCGTCCCGCTGATTGCTCAAGAGACCGGCTATGACAAGCACGAACATGAAGCCGTTCACTATGCGCTGGTCGCCAAGTGCTTCGGGGTGATTCAGGACGAACGGCTCGGGGAACTGCCGAAGGTGCGCTCGTCGCAGATGACGACGGCGCAGTTTACCGAGTTGATTGAATGGGCGGTGCGGTGGGCGGCTATGGAATTCGGGATGAACATTCCGCTTCCTGGCGATATAGAGGCGGCGTGATGGCGATGCGCTACTTCTGCATGATGTGCGAACGGTGGTTCACGCGGGGCGGGGACTGTCCCAAATGCGGCTTCAAGCTCGAGATGGCGCGAAAGAAGGCGGAATGAGCGACCGGATCGGCCAGAAGTTGGCGCGGGAGCGCAAGACACAGGATGCCCAGCGGGCGTTTCCGAAGGGACCGACACGCAAAAGCCTGAAGGCGAAGGCGCAGCGGCTGGAGAAGACCCTGATCGCGCGGGTGCGGACGGCGTGTGTGCTGCGGGATGGGCGGTGTCGGACGTATGACCTGACTGCCGGGTCGTCCGTCGGTCCCTGCAACGGTCAATCCGAATGGGCGCATTATGGCCGCTACAAGCGAGCGCGGACCCGGAACGAGCGCCCGCAGGATCGGCACACGACGGCCGGCAGTCTGATGCTCTGCACGGCGCACCATCGGGCCTACGACGCTGGAAAGCTGAAGATTACGGCGCTGACGGGTCGGGGCTGTGATGGCCCCTTGGAGTTCACATGCTGACGTTCCTGCAGCGGTGGTTCCCTAGCCGTTCGTCCTACGTGTCGGAGGCGTGGCTGGATGCCTTGGCGAACCGGGGGAGCACGGAGGGGTGGACGGAGGCGCCGCGGATTGACTGGCGCCGGTTTGATTACCAAGGGCCGCGTAAAGAGGCGACGTTGCCCCAGGAGCCACGACCATGACGCAGGGCACCCTGAGCTACACGCCGAAGTCCCTGAATCCCACGAGCCTGACGGGGCGGGTCTATGCCCTGCTGGACGCGCACCGGGGGCAGTGGGTAGACGGCAGGGCCATTGCCCAAGTCGGCGGCTATGCGGGGTGGTCAGCGCGGGTGCGGGATCTGCGGAAGCTGGGGTATGTCGTGGAGCAGCGAGATTACCGGGTGGAGCGGGACGGGCGGAAGTTCGTCGTTACTGAATACAGGCTTTTATGATTATCACGATTGAGCATGGACGCACCAAGCGGGAGATTCGTGGTCCGTTCAACATCTGCGGTGATGCCCCGACGCTTAGACGCATCGGCCAGCAACTGATCGAAGCCAGCGATAGCATGTCTTACGGGTGGGTGTTCATTACCGAGGCAGAGCAACCGTCTATCTTAAATACGCCTCCAATGACGTGGGAAGAACCAGGGATGACGATGATCCCACCGACAATTTCGCGATGATCTACATCTTGTGGCTTGACTCCGTGAGAGCAGA